TCCCGCTGGTATTCTTACTACTGAGGAACTATGGAATCAGCTAGAAACCTATAATGATCTTGAGTCTGTTCCTTATCCTGATTTTATGGCAGGTCTAAACGAAAAGCTTAAAGGTATGCGGTTTGGAGAAATTACTCTTTGGACTTCAGGTACGGGCTCTGGCAAGTCTACTTTGCTTAGAGAAATTGCCTTTAACCTTCTTGATGCTACTGAAGAAAAAATTGGAATTATTTCTCTTGAAGAGTCTCCTGCCGAAACTGCTCGTAAAATGGCAGGGATGGCTTTAAACAAAAACCCAGCAAAAGAGGAGCTATCACTTGAAACCATTAAACCGGGGTTTGACAAAGTTTTCGGAGATAATAGAGTCATGGTCTTGGACCATCAAGGAAGTCTTTCTGACGGTTCTATCATGGATTTTCTGGAGTACATGTGTCTTAGTGGCTGTAAATATCTTTTTGTAGATCACATTACTATCCTCGCCTCAGAAGGCGCAGAAGGGTTAAGCGGCAACGAAGCAATCGATAAGATTATGAATGACTTGCTGCGACTTGTTAAAAAACATAACGTATGGATTGGACTTATTAGCCACCTACGTAAAACTGATAACAAGGGAAAATCCTTTGAAGAAGGCAAACTGCCCTCTATGGATGACATTCGTGGTTCAGGCTCTATCAAACAGATTAGTCATGACATTATTGCTTTTGCAAGAGATGTTGGTTCAGATAAAGAAGACGTGCGGAATACTATTAAGACTAAAGTTCTTAAGTGTCGTTATACTGGTTTAACTGGACCTTCTGGCAATCTTACTTATAATTTTGATACAGGTCGCCTTGGTAAGTCAGACATTATGATACCTGACGATAAAGAAGAAAGATTTGAAAGAGTATGATTAAAGATGAACTTTGGGATGAAAGACATCTTGTTTTCTTATCAATTATCTATCAGCTTTTAGACTCAAAAGGCGATCCTTCAGAACTAAACCCTAACATACAAGACTACATAGCAGGACTTTGCGAAGAGTTTAATGAGTCTTCTGACCAAGAGCGCGAAGCTTTTGAGAAAATTTACTACTATGCTGACACTTATTTTAACGCTATTTATGGCAAAACGGAGACACTACACTAATGGAAAAGATTATTAAAGAACTTAAAGAGGCTGGGCTTGATAAGAAAAGCTTTGAGTCCTGGCTTAACAACGAAAATGTTCAACGTATTTATAAGCTAAACAAAGAAAATATTAAACTTCTAAAAGAGCTTTGGAAAGGAACTCCTTTCGAAAAACCAGTAGACCTTATGGTTGACACTACAGAAACTCTTGTAGAGAAATCTGAAGAGTTCGCCGAAGAAGTAAAGAAACACACGTTTAAGGGCTATGGAGCCGAGTAAAGGAAACTACTATGACACCCTATGAATCTTTCATCCACTTGTCTCGTTACTCACGTTTTCTAGATGACAAAGGTCGTCGTGAAACTTGGAAGGAGACTGTAGATCGACTGATCACTTTTTGGAAAGGTCAAGTTGGAAACAACGTCCTAACAGAAGAAGAATTTGATCTACTATCAAAAGCCGTATATTATAGAGAAGTAATGCCTTCTATGAGATCCATGTGGTCCGCAGGAGATGCACTTTCTAAAAATCACTTTCGTGGTTACAACTGCTCTTATAAAGACGTAGATCACATTCGAGTATTTGACGAAATCTTGTATATTCTTATGGCAGGTACTGGCGTTGGCTTTGGTGCTCGTGCTAAAGATGTAAACAAGCTACCAATTGTTAATGATAACTTTGTGAAAACTGAACGAGTAATTAGCGTAGAAGACTCTGCTGAAGGGTGGGCAAAGGCACTTCGAAAGCTAATTGCTGAACTTTACTTGGGTAACATTCACAACTGGGATTATTCTAAAGTGCGTCCTGAAGGTGCGCGACTTAAAACAATGGGGGGCCGAGCAAGTGGAGCAGAACCACTTAAAGACCTTTTTGCTTTTATTACTACTATGTTTAAAGGTGCTGCGGGTCGAAAGCTTCGCCCCATTGAAGTTCATGACATTGTTTGTAAAATTGCAGAAGTAGTTGTTGTAGGAGGTGTTCGTCGTTCTGCTTTGATTTCTATCTCTGATCTAGGTGATCCGGAAATCCGAGATGCTAAGTCGGGACGTTGGTGGGAAACCGCTGCGCATCGAGCCTTGGCAAACAACTCTGCTGGTTACGAAAGTAAACCTCCTCTAACTGTATTCATGGAAGAGTGGCTTGCCTTGGTAAAGTCTGGCTCTGGTGAGCGGGGTATTGTATCGCAGTATGGTCTTCAAGCAATGGCTCCTGAACGTCGCGATGGTTCTCAAATTGTAGGGCTTAACCCTTGTGCTGAAATTGCTCTCCGTAATGGTCAACTTTGTAACTTGACGGAAGTAGTATGCCGTGCAAATGACACAAAAGAAGATCTTCTTCGTAAAGTCAGGATTGCAACTATTCTAGGTACTCTTCAAGCTTCTTTGACAGACTTTAAATATGTTCGAAACGTTTGGAAAAAGAACTGCGAAGAAGAAGCTCTGCTTGGAGTATCTTTAACAGGGATTCAAGACTGTAAACTCTTGCAGGCTCCTGATCCAAAGTTGCTAGAGGCTATGAAAGCAGTAGCAGTTGAAACAAACAAAGACTATGCTGAAAAGCTTGGCATTAATCCGGCTACAGCTATTACAACAGTAAAGCCTAGTGGTACTGTTTCTCAGCTTGTAGACAGTGCTAGTGGTATTCATGGTCGTTTTGCACCGTACTATATTCGTTCTGTTCGTCAGGCTAACAATGACCCTCTGACACAAATGTTGAAGGATCAAGGCGTCCCTAACGAACCAGATGCAATGAACCCTGCTAAAACTACTGTGTTCTACTTCCCAATCAAGTCACCAGAAGGTGCAACCTTGGCAAACCAACAAACAGCTCTTGAACAGCTAGAAAACTGGAAACTCTTTAAAGAACACTGGGCAGAACACTCTGTTTCTGTTACTGTCTATGTTAAAGAGGATGAGTGGATGGAAGTTGGAGACTGGGTTTACAAGAACTTTGATTACATTACGGGAATTAGCTTCTTGCCATACTCTGATCATACTTACGATCAAGCACCTTACACAGACTGCTCAAAAGAAGAGTATGAAGCAGCAGTAAAAGCTATGCCTGAAGTTGACTTTTCCAAGCTTTCTTTGTATGAGTTTGAAGACAACACTGAGGGTTCTCAGACCCTAGCATGTACAGCGGGTGGTTGTGAAATCTAATGGAACAGCCTTCCACACCTTGTATTAAAGTCTGCAAAGTTCAAGAGGGACTTTGTACAAGTTGTAATCGTACTCTTGAAGAAATTAGACTCTGGAAAAATTACACAGAAACTAAAAGACAAGAAATTATGTCAAAGCTTAGGCATCTTTAATGATACCTGACGTTAAAGAACAATCACTATAGAAAGTTATAAAAATGAAGTTTGAAAAAATGAGTACCGCTGCAAGTATCGGCTATATTCTGGGATGGGGTTTTGGGGTTCTAGTTAGCTCCGTTATCTACACCTATGTTGGGCTTACTATTCTAGGGTATCTAGGCTGGATGCCATGAGTGAAGTAGTAGACTTTACAAGTAAGTTTGAAGGAAGTAAAGAAACTAAACGTTTAAATAAGTACTACGACTTGCATGATCAGGCACTGAACTATTGTGAGGAACTTTTCCCAGAGGGGGTTGTAATCTTAGCAATCTCCAATGGGGAACTTCAAATGTCTGCTACCGTAGAGGATGGTCCTACTGTTTTAGAAATTGTAGAGGCTGCTTACGAAGTAATTTATAAAAGGGAAACCGAATGAGTTGGTTTTGGAGATATGTAAACTTCCTAGCTACTTGGCGAGAACACCGAGAAGCTATTAAGCAACTAAATAAACTATCAAATAGAGAACTAGCAGATATTGGGATTACTCGCGGAGATATTGACCGCCTTATTTGGCTAGAAGAAGATAAACAACTACGTAGTCGTGGAGAAACAAAATGAAAGATCAAGAAAAGTTTAATGAACTAGTTCAAGAAATGTTTGATAGCTTTATGGAGGATGGTTTTGACTTTGAAAGCAACATGACTTTCGATGAGGTCTTTAAACAAGTCTTTACTGCTGGAGTTGAAATGACTCTAGAAACTCTTGAGGAAGAAGACGAAGAAGAAGATTCTCAAGAGGTCTCAGAGGAGTAACTTACCGTGTACTACGTTATTGGAAAAAATAATTGTGTCTGGTGTGATAAAGCTAAGGTTCTTTTGGAAAAAGCTGAAAAGCCTTTCCTTTATAAAAACCTTAGCACTCTTTCTCCAGAGAAAAAAGAGGCTTGGGTTAAGTTCATTACTGAGGACCTCTCTATGAAGACAGTACCAGTAGTTCTACAACTTACAGGTGGATACGAACAACTGGAAGCAGCTATTAATAATGGATGAAGTAGAAAAACAACCAAAGAAACGAGGACCAAGACCGGGTACTAAACGTATCCCTAAAGATGGTTCTAAGATCAAACTAAACCACACCCCTAAAACAGCTAAAGAAGATGTTCTTAAACGTTACAAGAACGTAACAGAGTGGGGGATTTATGGACTTGATGAGTTCACTTTAGGGTTCATTAACCTCCTCTGGAAAAACCCAGAGATTACTTTTCATGTAACAGATACTAACGAAAGCAGACTAGATAACGCTAATAGAACCTTTGCTCAAAGAAGCTTCTCTATGTATCGTTGGGAAGTCTACCCTACCTCTGGTTTTATTGAAGCACCTGTTGTTGATATTATTCTTTGTTCTAAAGAACTCTATGAAGAAGCTAAACAACGCTTTAACCCGTATGGAGTACACCTTGTATTGCTGGAAGACGTTTAATGTATACTGAAGTCTTTATTCCTTATAACCCAACAGTACAACCCTTTGTTGTTGAGTTTGTTTCTTCTTTTATTTCCCCTAACGATGAAACTGAAGAAGTACTACTTGTAAAGTATAAAGGTAAAGAGTATAAGCTCTATAAACACATCTTCGATGAACAGTTCGAAGGAGCTATAGAAAACCTCGGCGGGGTTATCGTCTAACTAACCTTTCCTTCTCGGAGTACTTCTTGATTTTCCCTTCGGGGAGGATTGAGAGGTACTTCGGGGAGGAGTTATTTTTTTTTTTTTGCTAAACACTCTCCCTAGCTCAATTGGATAGAGCAGCTGACTTCTAATCAGCAGGTTACAGGTTCGAGTCCTGTGGGGGAGGCCAACTATGCCCCCTTGGTGGAAAGGTAGACACGAGAGACTTAAAATCTCTTGCCGTAAGGCGTCCCAGTTCGATCCTGGGAGGGGGCACCACCTACTACTTTTATGATAAAAACGATACCTGACGTTTAAGAATAAACTCCTCAAAAGAGTTAAAACTTACTGTCTAGGCTCTGCCTAAGAGATACTCCAGAAGACCTTCTACTGACATCTGAAAGAAGGTTCTTCCTTGCTATTGTATAGCAGATAACCCCCGAAGATGTCCCTCCCATAGACTCCTGTGGAAGACCTTACTGGTCTTTTAGCGGGGGTTATTAAAAGTATCTCTTAGGTATCCTAGATACTAAAGAATACTTATAAAAACTACCAAAGTAATACTATTATTATTAATAATTTCAATGATTTATTTTTTACCTTTATAGATTATTGATATTGTTATAAAAAATTTTTAATATTTTTAATACAGCAAAACAGATGCAACGAGGAGAAGTCTAATGGCTGGAAACCCTAACCCTACGGTTAAGAAGATCAGAAAGCCTGGATCTGGTCGTCCGAAAGGTGCTAAGAACATTAACTCTATGGCCTCTGTCCGTAAGCTTGATGAGCTTGGCTTTGACCCTATTGAGTACATGGTAAAGAAGTATCACGAGATACAAACACAACTAGACCACCTAGAGTCAGTTGGAAAACAAACTTCTGGAGCCTTTGCTCAGTTAACCTCTACTCAAGGTCAGCTGATCAATAACCTTATGGCCTATGGCTACAAGAAAATCCCAGACAAAGTTGAACAAGAGATTACAGAAAGAAAACCTGTAGCTATTAAACTATTTGATAAGGACACCGATAATGGTTGAACTACTAACACAAACCCAAAACATTTCTGAGTCCTTCTTTCTTAAGGTAGCTCAAGGAGAAGTCTCTGGCCATGATCATGTTCATAAGTTCGGAGCTGTTCCTACTATGTCTAATAATGCGGCTGGTACTATCTGGGACGTTAACGATACAAACTATCCTTGGGCTTCTTGGGATACTGCTGGTACAGTTTCTGTGCCTGCTGTTAATGTTGCAGATGATGGTTTAGAACTTACTATTATTGGTCTTGATGAGAACTACCTTCCTCAAACACAAACTGTGACTGTTTCTACTACAGTTTCCACCCCTGTGTTGGGTACTTGGAAACGTATCTTTAGAGCTTACTGTACTACAGCTACAAACGTAGGTGATATCCTAATTCAAAAAGATGCTGTTACTGTTGCCAAGATTAACGCGGGTAAGGCTCAAACACTAATGGTTGTTTATACAGTCCCTGCAGGTTATACTGGCTACCTTCTTAAAGGTACCTGTACTTGTGGTGCTAATGCCGATGCTACTGGTGACATGTTTGTTCGTTACTTCGGTCAAGAGTCTTTTAGGGTAAGTCATACCTTTGAGGTCTCTGGCACAGGTGGTGAATACACCTATGATTTTTCTATCCCTGCTCGTATCCCTGAAAAGAGTGACATTGATGTTCGTGCAGCTGTTCGTACAAACAACGCTCGTATTACTGCTGCCTTTGATATGCTTCTTGTAAGTA